ATATCTTAAGGTTCTTTATTTTCAAGGTAGAAAAAAGTAAGATTTTATTCTTACTAATCAATAAATAGTTGTTTAGACCAATAGTTTTTCAAGTTTTATAGAATATTTATCAATAAATAAATTTTAAACAATTAAATTAAAAAATGGCTACAGCAAACAAAGTATTCGTTTCTCCAGGTGTATACACTTCAGAGAGAGATTTATCTTTTGTTTCACAAAGTGTTGGTGTAACTACTTTAGGTATTGTCGGTGAAACCCTTAAGGGACCCGCTTTTGAACCTATATTCATCACTAATTATGATGAATTCCAAACTTATTTTGGAGGTACGTTACCTGAAAAATTTGTGAATACACAAATCCCAAAATATGAAGCAGCATATATTGCTAAATCATATTTACAACAATCTAACCAATTGTACGTAACAAGAATTTTAGGTCTTTCAGGTTATGATGCAGGACCATCTTGGTCAATAACAACAATTGCAAATGTTAATTGTAGTACTGTCGGAATTACGGGTGGAACACCGTTCTCTTTTAACTTCACAGGTAGTACAGCATCTACAACATCGGTTCAATTTACTTCAGCAGTCCCAAGTGTTATAAGTGGTAATACTTACTACTTAAATGGATATACACAATTTGATGGTGGAACATCAACTATTTTAGGTGATTTACAAACACAACTTCACGATATTATAGTAACTAACAGTACATCAGCAACTTCGGTTTATTATTTTGGTCCAGTTTCGGGAACTCAAGCAACTGCAAATGTTGTCGCGGGTTTAACAACCGCAACAAATGTATTTGGTGTTAATAGTGTAACCTCAACAACAATCGATTATTGTTCAGGAACAAATGACGCTTGGTTCTACGCTAACTTTGTACCACCTTCTAATGGTAACGCATATTATGGTAACTCATATTATACAAATGTTTCTTCATTATCAGGAACAGCTTACGGAGTTGCGGGTTCATTCACAGGAACTGTGTCAGGTTTTTATTATGGATTTTCGGGTACAAGTTACTCAGGATATAATAATCTTGTAGTTGCAACATTACGTTCAAGAGGTATTACTCAATACTCTACTACATTACATGGTCCTCAATACCAAGTTACTGGTACATCAGATGTGACAATGATTGGTACTGGAAGTTATTCAGGGATAAGTCAAAATCCTTATGCAACTTTCTTAATCTCAGGTAGAACTTATGAAAATGATACGTTTAGTTTTGAAACATCATTTACAACATCACAATCTAATTACATTAGTAGTGTATTTGGTGTTGAAAACTTTGCTAAAGACAGAACTGAGGTTCCTCTATTTGTCGAAGAAAGATATTCAACGATGTTAAACTATGGATATAGTCAAGGTTATATTCGTGGGTTAAATGCTAATAACTTTATTAAATTAGGTGATGCAAGAAATCCTTTAAATACTGACACTATTGGTTTCTATTTGGAGAGATATCAAACACCATCGTCTCCATGGGTTGTTTCTGAACTTAGAGGTAATTTAGTATATAAATTATTCCGTGTTTATACAATTCCTGATGGAAATGCTGCAAACAGAGAAGTTAAAGTATCTATTGCAAACATTTCGTTTAATAATGGAACATTTGACTTAATAGTTAGAGATTTCTATGATACAGATGCTAACCCTACTGTTATTGAAAAATTCACTAATTGTACTTTAGACGCAACTAATAATAGTTATGTAGCTAAAAAAGTTGGTTCTATTGATGGTGAATATGCAATTCTTTCTAAATATATTATGTTAGAAATGAGTGAAGAAGCTCCATTAGACGCGCTACCTTGTGGATTTGAAGGTTTTATTACAAGAAGTTATACTAATGGTACATCACCATTCCCAATTTATAAGACACATTATTATATTCCTGGTGAGCAAATATCAAACCCTCCGTTTGGTAGTGATACAGGAGCAGATAACGCACTTGTAAGTCCGGGTGATAATGTAAGAAGAACTTATTTAGGTATCTCAAGTTCAATTGGAATTGACGCTGATTTTTATGACTACAAAGGAAAACAACCTGGTACATTATGTGCGGAAGGTAACTATTCTAATTGGCCAAATACAACAAAAGGTTTCCACATGGATAGTGGAGCTACAGTTGTAACATTAAGTGGTGTTACTCAGTTTGAAGTTGGTGATGGTTCATTTAGTTCTGAACCTACAGAAAATACAAATCCATATTACTTCTTATACTCAAGAAAATTCAGTTTCTTAGTACAAGGTGGTTTTGACGGATGGGATATCTACGATGAAAGAAGAACAAATGATGACTCTTATGCTCTTGGTCAAACCAAGTTTAAAGCAGGTTATTGTCCACAAGCTCCGTATCCAACATCAACAGGATGGGGTTCATTCAAGATTATCACAATCGAAGATGGAACTATTGATTATGGTAATACTGACTATTACGCATACTTGTTAGGTATTAGAACATTTGCTAACCCTGAAGTAACAAACATCAACGTCCTTGTAACACCTGGTATTGATTATGTTAATAATAGTGGATTAGTTGAAGCATCTATAGATATGATTACAAACGAAAGAGCTGACTCAATCTATGTTTGTACAACTCCTGACTTTAATCTATTACAAAACTCAACTTCGATGGATAATTTAATTTACCCACAAGAAGCGGTTGATAGTTTAGAACAAACAGGAATTGACTCTAACTATACAGCGACTTACTACCCATGGGTTCTTACTCGTGATACAGTAAATAACACACAAATTTATCTTCCAGCAACGGCTGAAGTTACTCGTAACTTAGCATTAACTGATAATATCGCTTTTCCATGGTTCGCAACTGCGGGTTACACAAGAGGTATTGTAAATGCGGTTAGAGCAAGAAAGAGATTAACTCAAGAGGATAGAGACACTCTTTACAAAGGAAGAATTAACCCAATCGCAACTTTCAACGACGTTGGAACTGTTATTTGGGGTAATAAAACTCTTCAAATTGCTGAATCAGCGTTAGATAGAATTAACGTTAGAAGATTGTTGTTACAAGCTCGTAAATTAATTTCAGCGGTGGCTATCAGATTGTTATTCGAACAAAATGATAACACAGTAAGACAACAATTCCTTGACTCTGTTAATCCAATCTTAGATGCTATCAGAAGAGATAGAGGATTATACGACTTCCGTGTAACAGTTCAAAATACACCTGAAGACTTAGATGCTAACCAATTAGTAGGTAAGATTTACATCAAACCAACTAAAGCATTAGAGTTCATAGATATTGAGTTCTTAATTACACCAACAGGAGCGTCTTTCGAAGACATCTAATTAACTAAAATTTAAAAAGACCCTCACAGAAATGTGGGGGTTTTTTATTTGTATAATATTTATAGGTATGAAAATGTACTTAGTTGAAAAATTTGAAGAAGAAGTTACACCTGATTTAAAGTATTATGCTTTTGATTGGGATGATAATATTCTTACAATGCCGACTCAGATTATCTTACAAGATGAAAATGGTGATGAAGTTGGTATGTCCACAGAAGATTTTGCGGAATATCGTGTAAAGGTTGGAGTTGAACCTTTTGAATATAAGAAAAAGACTATTGTAGGGTTCGCTGACGACCCATTTAGGAACTTTGGTTCTAAAGGTGATAAAAGATTCATTATAGATGCTATGATGGCTAAAACAGGACCTGCTTGGGATGATTTTATGGAAGCAATTAACGGAGGTTCAATTTTTTCAATAGTTACTGCAAGAGGACATTCACCATTGGCTTTACGTAGAGCAATTGAAAATATGATTGAAACTAACTTTAGAGGTATTTCCAAAAAAGAATTAGTTAAAAATCTAAGAAAGTTTAGAAAGTTTTCAGGAGAAGAAGATATGAAGGATAAAGAACTTATAGATGCTTATATGGATATGAATAAGTATTATCCTGTAACTTTTGGTGAGGGTTCGGCACAAAGTCCTGAAGTTGGGAAAGTTAAGGCTTTAAAAGAATTTCAAGAATATGTTAAATATTTGGCCAATAGACTTAAAAAACCAGTAATGTTTAAAGATGATATAAGTAATAATTTTATTCCTAAAATAGGATTTTCAGATGATGATTTAAGAAATCTAGAAAAAGTTAAAGATGAATTATCAAAAGACCCAGAAAATATTATTCAAACAATATCAACACATGGTGGTAAAAAGCAAAACTATTAATATTTATAAACTGGACTTATAGCAAGTTTGAATAAAAAAAACCTTAAAGTAAATAGAAAAATTTTCAATAGGGACTATTTATAATAAAATAAAAGAAAAATTTAAAACAAAATAATATGGCTGATTTACTGATGAAAATGCCGATACCCTACGAACCAAAAAGGAAGAATAGGTTTATCATGTCTTTTAATGACTTGGGTATTAACGAATGGTATGTTGAATCAACAAGTAGACCTTCTTTAACGATTAACTCTACGGCAATTGATTTCTTAAATACTAAAACTTATGTTGCGGGTAAATATGAGTGGGGAGAAATCTCTGTAACTTTCCGTGACCCAATCGGACCTTCTGCGTCACAAGCGTTGATGGAATGGGTACGTTTACATGCTGAGTCTGTAACAGGACGTATGGGATACGCTGCGGGTTATAAGAGAGACATTTTCTTAAGTCTATTAGACCCAACAGGTGTTGTAATTGAAAAGTGGGTTCTTAAAAACACATTCCTTACAAAAGTGGATTTCCAAGGGTTATCTTACGCTGAAGATGGGTTGGTGACTATCCAAGCGTCTTTGAGACCTGATTATTGTGTATTATTATACTAATATTATTTACTTTTTCATATTCAAACCCACGAAAGTGGGTTTTTTTATTTACAATAAAAAAGAATAAGGTATTTTTCTAATAAAAAACTATGAGTGACAATATAAATCAAATGCATTTAGACCTTCCACACGATGTGGTTTTATTACCAAGTGAGGGGAAATTTTATAAAAATAAGAAAAAATCTGTTAAGGTTGGGTATCTAACAGCCGCTGATGAAAATATTTTGGCTTCAGTAAGTAATCTAAGTGGTGACCAAGTAATTACTAATTTGGTTAGAAGTAAATTATATGAACCAGATATTAGACCTGAAGAAATGTTGGAAGGTGATTTGGAAGCTATTTTAGTTTTTTTAAGAAACACTTCGTTTGGGGCTAATTATGATTTTACTTTAGTAGACCCTGAAACCGATAGAAAATTTGAACATACAATACAACTTGATGAGTTAAATTTCAAAAAAACTGAGGTTGAACCTAATTCAGAAGGGTTAATTTCTTTGGTTTTACCAAAAACTAAACAAGAAATTAAAGTAAAATTTTTAACATATGGTGAAGTACAAAGTATCAATCGACAAATTGATTCTTATCCAAAAGGTATGGTTTCACCCTCAGTAACTTTAAAGTTAACTAAATTAATTGTTGATGTTGGTGGTAATAGAGAAGAAAGTGCAATCGCTGATTTCATATCTAAAATGCCAATCATGGATTCAAAATACATAAACAACTTCATTAGAGAAAACGAACCTAGGTTGGATTTAATGAGAGAAATAACAGCCCCATCTGGAAAAAAGGTACTCACCCGTGTGACCTTTGGGGCGGAGTTTTTTCGCCCTTTCTTCTGAGTATTTAAAAAATTTATTGGATTCATATTATCTTTTGGGTTCAAAAATGAATCTGTCTTATTCTGATTTCATGAAAATGCCGTCTTATCACCGTAGATACTTAGTTGATAGGGTTATTGAAATTAATACGCCTAAAAACGAACAGTAGGTTATTTATATAAAAAAGATTAAACAATGTTACATTTTGTAGTAGGTGGTGGTGAGGCAACTCCTGAGTCAGACCCGTTAGGAAGTTATTTAAGTAGTTATGGTCTTGGACCTGCAAAGGAATTAAAGGATGGTTTTAAAGAGATTTTCAAAACTATCCAGTCTATGGATGCTGAGATGGCAAAGTTTAACAAAACCATGGGTCTCAGTGCAGCTAATGGAATTGCTTTAAAAAATAATTTTAATGAATCTTATCAGTCAATAGTAGATTTAGGTGGTAAATTAAGTGATGTTGTTGACCAACAAGCTGCTCTTTTAAATGTTTCGGGTAGAAACTTAATATCTCTTCAAAGTCAATCAGAGGCGTTATTCGCCGCAGTATCGGTAACGGGACTCAAAGCTGAAGAACTACAAAAATCATTTTATGATGCCGGTATGGAAGGTGCTCATATTGCTGAAAATATTGGGAAAATAGTTCAAGTATCAAATCAATTAGGTGTTAACGCACAGGCGGTTTCAAAAACTGTAACTGAAAATCTTGATAAATTAAATAGGTTTGGTTTTACAAATGGTGTTGAAGGTTTAGCTAAAATGGCTGGAAAGGCTCAAGCTTTAAGGTTTGATATGAATGAAACTTTAGATTTAGCTGATGACTTAATGAGTCCTGAAAAGGCAATTGAGACCGCAGCTGCGATACAAAGATTAGGGGGAGCGGCAACTGCATTAACTGACCCATTAAAATTAATGGATTTGGCTCAAAATGATGTTGGAGGACTTCAAGACGAACTTGGTAAATTAGCTAAACAATATACATATTTTGATGAAAAAACTGAATCTTTCCAAATTATGCCAGGAGCGAGAAGACAACTTAAAGAAGTTGCTGACGCTTTAGGTATTGATAGAAAAGAATTTGAGAAAATGGCGTTGGAGACTAGTAAGTTGGATGATAAAATGTCTAAAATTAAATTTTCTGGTTTAGACATATCTAAAGAAGATAGAGAACAACTTGCAAATCTTGCTCAATTACAGGATAGTAAAATTACAGGTAAAAAAGAATATGTTGTAAATTATCGAGATGCTGATGGTAAAATGCAACAGGCAGAATTAGCTAGTTTGAGTCGAGAACAATTAGACGCGATTAAAAAACAAACTGAACAAGATGCTATGGATGAGGGTAAAGACCCTCAAAAAGAATTAGTTAGACTTGCTAAAGAACAATTAGGACAATTTGGTCGATTAGCCGCCGCTAACGAAAAAATTGCAAACACTGCAAATATTACCGCAGGTGCGTCTAAAGCTGGTGAAAACATCTTAAAGGAAGCTGCTAAGACTTCAGAGACGTTTGCCAATGACATAGTCTTAAAGAGCTTCGGTCCAAAATCCGAATTTAAAACTGAGTTAGATAGAGCAGGAAAAGATATTGGAGAACTTTCAAATTTATTAATAAATTTGGCATCAGGTGATATTGTAAAAGTTTTTAAATCTCTTGAAGGTGCAACATCAGTTCTTGGTCCAACTATTGCGAGTGTAGGAACAACATTGTCGACACAATTTCAAGCTGCATTAAGCAAACAACTTCTTAATCTTCAAACCTTAACCGCGACAGTTTCAACTGGAAGTTTTAATATTACGGCAATCAAAGCCTTACAAACACAAATAACTACAGAACAGACTAAATCAACTAATGATGGATTTAGAACTCCGATTGGAGATAGTCTTAAAACGCCTCAAGGGACTTTTGATATCTATGAAAAAGATTATATGTTAATAGCGACAAAACTTCCCGAAGTTTTACAAAAAAGTTCAGAGACAGGTATGAAAAACGTGTTAAAGGATAAAATGACAGATATTAATAATATAATTTCAGGTGCGTTAAGTAACATTAATGTAAATAGTAATAAAGGAAATGACCAACCTCAAAAACAAGAAGTGGTTCATACTGTTAATTTTAAAGTTTCTGTTGACGGACCAAAAAACAAACTTACAGACATGTTAGTTGAGGAACTCCCAAAGAACCCAACTTTAATGCAATATATTGTTAAACACTTTGATAATACAAAAACTTCGGGAGGAATGATTGTTAAAAAATAATAAATCATTCTATTTATAAATAAAATCACCCGATGAGTGAAAGTACATTAGATTATTCAAATTCAGAGTTTTTTAGGAATCGTCTTGTTACAAGAAACCTACAACCATATAATGTTGAAGGTGCTTTCCAATCGTCAAATTCTAACCCTTATTATGAAACTAACATTAGTGATAATTCAGTAATTGATTCACCTAATGTTAATAATGAAATTTTTACTGAAGCTCAACAAGAGATTATACCAAATCAATATGGGCCTACAGGTGGTTTCCAAGACGCATCTGGTTTTATTAATAAAACAACAGGACAGGTAAATGAAAACTCATCAAATCAATTAGAATATTGGCCATTACAAAATGATACCAATATGGATTTGGTTAATGAAACATGGATTGATTTGGCAGAAGTTAGTAATAGATTTATTCCTAATGGTGGTTATCAAGGGTTATATTTTACAGATACTAAAATTTTACCTAAAAATGAAGGGGTTAAAGAGTATAATCCATTAAACTTACCGTTTGTTATTGGTAATTACTCTTTAGCGGATATTATTTTTGGTAATGATAGTTTAGTACAACAAGATTCATACTTATTACAAATATCGGTTCTTGAATTAAGAAAGGCATTTCAATATAGAATTGCTCAAGAATTATTACAAACAAGTGTTGCAAATAATCTATCAATTAATAGTAATCCGTTACAATCAAGTTTACTTGCGACAAATCAAATTCAATTAAGTTATTTAGATTATCACATTACCGTTCCTGATGGTGTTTTAGATTTTACAGCAGATTTAGGACAAAGAATAACAGGAGCTTATTTACCATTTTCACCAATCGAAGGTGATTATTTTTCTTTTTCACCAAGACAACCTAAAACAGGACTTGGTAGGTATGTACAAAGATTAAGTAATAATGATGGTAACGCTTCGGTAAAGTTTTTAGCAAATACTGGAGGAGGTCAAAAATCCATATTATTCTCTAACTTGGAGTATAATAGATATTCACCAAACTACGATAGGAATATCACAAGAGCTGGACAATTATTAAATAATATATTTGGTGATATTGGAAGAAATAATGAACAAGATGATAGTGGTAATTTATATGTTGGTGGTAGAGACGAATTAAAGTATACCACATCACCTGCTGGTGAAACACCAATTAATGGATACGGAGAACCGACTGGAGCGGTTGTATTAGGTCCTGATGCGGTTGGTAAATTATATGAAGGAAACCAAAATTTTGATTTTGGTTTAAATGATAACAATACTGTTGTTGGTGGATTTGTTTGGACAAAAACAGGTGATGAAGACTTTGGTACATTATACGGACCTGAAGGAGAACAATTTGGTGTTGATAACAGTAATAACACCGCAATTAATTTATCTGATAGATATTCATCTTCTTTAAACTATGAATTTAAAAGAGGTTCAATATTAGACAATACACAAAGATTAATTGATTCAGCACCTGCTAGCGGATTAGCGAGAAGATTACATGCGGGTAATGCAATTAATCAAATGTCAAAAGTTTTTAATGACGGATATAAAGAATTAACTAAAGGTTCTAAAGTTATTAAATACTATACCGATGTTAACAAAAATTTAATTGGTAAAGAATACGGTAGAATTTTTACAAAAGATAAACCATATCAACAATACCAAGATTTACAAAGTACAGTTGCTAATACAAGTGCAAGTGAAACTAATGGAAATATACGAAAATACAGTAACTCAGTTATTGACTCAACATATAATTTGAATATTGCACCATGGAGAGGAGAAGGCTCAACAAATGTTTTAGGTACTGGTGACGATACAAAAGTTAAAAAATATATGTTCTCAATTGAGAATTTAGCTTGGAAAGGAAGTGCGTTGTATAATGATTTACCGGGATGTGAAAAATC